GCCCTAACTGGTTTACATTTGATTCTGACCGGAAATGTATGAGCATTAGTATATATACTACGGAGGGGTATGGGGCTTCTGCCTAGCCCCTAAGAACTCTGGAGGTTCATGATAGACTTAACTAATTGTCTACCTGACACTTCAAAGGATTCTAGAGATTTTTATGTAATCACTGGAAGAACTTTGAAGTTCTCCGAAGTTTAACATCTGGTTCACAAGGATTTCAGAGAACTCCTGAGTCTCTAGAGTTATATTTTAACTCAAAAGAACTTCAAAGACTTCAAAGAGTTAGAGAGTATTTAACAATACACTGAAACAAAAAGAACTAGATTATAGAAATTACATAAAAATCAAAAATCCCCAGTGGATGTTGGATTCTAAAAAAGTCTCCAGAGTTTATGAAAAACCATCATTGTTGTTCTTGTAATCCTTGAATGAGTGCGAATAAGTACCGCCCAAAAAGCGTTTGCAAATAGATAGCGTGGCTTTGCGACACCAATCACGGCGAGGTCGTTGGTCATAAACGTGAAAAGAGTATTGAGCAACAATGTCATTTCGGTGCAAGTCTGCGCCAGTTATTTCTCCTAGAATTTTGACTACTCCGTAAAATCCCTCCTGCAAGTGTGAGAGGAATTTTCCTCCGCTTAACGTCAAAATTCTTACAGGAGAAATAACATGACGAATCAAACTCGTACACCTCACAACATCGTTGATACTCTTTTCACTAAAGGCTATGACCAACAGGACATCACCTTAGACTGGAATGCAGTCGCAAAGCCACTAGCATATGAATTGAATGTTTGGCTAGAAGCCAAGTACAACACTCCTATGTCTCTCAGAGGAGTAACTTACAAACGCTTTTTGGGCTTGATCGGTAGCAAATGTATCATCGAGATGAAGGATGCCGAAGGCAATCCAATAGAAGATTGGCAAGGGAATCCTAGAAAGCATTTCAGTTCAAAGCAACTGTGTAAGTTATTCTCAAAGAGTAAATTGAAAGAAGGTAAGTTAGAGCTTCTACCTAAAGTGTTCAAGGATTACAAGAAAGATGGTTTGAACATTTCATAAACTCTGGAGCCTCCAAGAATCCCCAGTTTTACCACTGGGGATTTTTTTTATTATGATGAATAAAATAAAGTTTGAGCTTTTTTACTTGGATAAAAGAACTTACAATCTCCTGTTCCGTCTTAACGAAATTTTAGGCACTCCCGCGTTGTGAAGTACCTAAAATTTCTAACTACACAGGAGATTGTAATGCTAATTTTTAATTATCCAAGTAAAAAAGCTCTTAAGGAATCTATTGGGGAGCGACTGGCCTACGAAGAAACTTCACTGTTCGGGCCAGAATATCGTGACTCTGGAGTCATTTACGGATCGAACAGACCACATCTTACAGGACATAAGAGAGAGTTTTTTGCTCAAGTAACCATGCAGGATGGTGTAATCCTTAAGGTTTCTTAAGTGGTCTGTGGACAAGGATGTCCTAATTTAATTTATTTTTTTTAATCAAATCTATTGGAACAGTTTTGACCGGATTTATATTTTATTCCATCGGAACAGTTTTGACCCGGATAACTCCTGTGAGACTTTGGGGGGCTTTATGCCCCCATTTTTTTTCAGGGGGCTTGACAAGCGGATCGGGGATCTGCTACCTTGAACAACCCCAAAGGGGACGCAAGTAATTGATAACAAAGGAGAATATTATGACAGACACAATACCCAGAATCTATTCAACCGGAGTTGA